CTGCTCTGTATTTAGAAAATACTACTGGTGATACGCGCCTTTCACAAATAATGAAGGGTGCAGTTACACCTCCAGAATTATAATCTACCAAGATTTATAATTTCTGGTCTCCTGAGTAGAGGATACTATGGAAACAAGAAAAGAAATTAATCTTTACTTGACTCAACAAGTACCACTATTGAGTAATAACCACATAGTCGGGAGTTCCAAGATAACTAGAAAAAATAAGATACAAATAAGTATCTTCAAGTTAGCTTGGTTATACCTCTCAAGTGACGTAATAATCCAGGATAGCGAACCAAACATGTTGGTTATACCGCGGTTAAAGAACTTTGTCCGCGTAATAAGCAAATATGATTTGGTGGATGTCTTGAATGTATGCCAAACTGCATCTGATTATCTTATACAGATATCGGATGAAGAAATGGATTATAATTCTTTTAAAGAGGAATTAGTATCCGTTATTACAGGCGAGATATTCAACGTAGGAGCTTTGTTAAGCCCTATAAATCGTTTACTTTCTACCATTTTTAAAGAAGGTAGAACACCTGGTTCGCTTAAAGCTTGTCTCCAATTTTTAAGATATGGGAAAAAGCTTCACTTAGAGTCTATTGGACTCGAAGAAAAAGCTTTATCCGCGTACTTAGATGTTGAGCAAGAATTATCAAGATTAGATTTAGCTGAACAAGAGCCTCTTTTATTATCATTAAACAAAATAATGAGAAAGTGGCTGCGTAGATTAGATCTACGAACACTTGTTCCTAATCATGGTAGCGGCAGCGTTGCGGAAGGGTCTTTAACGTTAAAAGACAAATATACGTCTCTTAACACAGATCTGAAACTTAGCATAGTGACAGGACATAGTAGTACATCATACTACAACATCCAATCACATCTTATGCAAGAAGCAGATCTAGATCCTGCGTTAAAATGTACGAATTTAGTCCGACAAAGTAGGACAATATTTGTACCTAAGACGTATTCTAAGTTGCGTACAATATCGATGGAGCCAACTACTTTACAGTATTGGCAACAACCATTGATGAAGAGATTATACATGTTTTTTAATAAACATTATTATCTTAAACATTGTATAAAATTAGAAGACCAGACTTATAATCAGAGAATGGCTAAAAGAGGTTCTATTGAGAATAACTTATCTACAATAGACCTTTCAGCTGCTTCTGATAGAATAAGCTGGGATGTCGTTAAAGCGGTGTTCAATCGTACTCCATTGATGAAATGGTTGTATGCGACTCGTAGCAATTCTACCTTATTACCTAACGGTGATAAGATAGAGTTAAATAAGTATGCGCCTATGGGATCAGCATTATGCTTCCCAGTTCAGTGCCTTATTTTTGCTGCAGTTGTAGAACACGTTACGTTAACAAGTGGAGATTGCAATAGTATGGGTTACCCAAACTATGCAGTCTACGGTGAT